CTTTCTTGACTGAACAACATCCAAATAGTGCGTATTCTCGCCCATCACATCGTCAAGCTGCCTATTACTACCTAACTTTAGAAACCCCCGTTCTTCTATTTTTCTAATCGAAGAACCTGGCATTTTATAGAGACCGGTCTGAGCCGGTCCCTGAATACTCAACATCAAAATGGCACCCGGTTTTGAGACTCTTTTAAGCTCTTGCAACCATAAAAACTGGCTTTCCTCATCCAGATGAGTAAAAACAGAAATACCTATAATAAGATCGAAATAGTCAGAAGGTAAATCAGTTTCCGGGTTGATAGAGATCGTTGTGAATTTTCCCTTCGGCAAATTGGATTGACACCACAAAACATTGTCTTTATCTATGTCGACTCCCCTTAAATTGACTTCAGATAAAGTGTGAAAATACCTCGATACACGTCCCGACCCACATCCCCAATCCAAAACATTACTAAACTTGTCCCCGTAAGAATCAGAAATGATACTTGCGTCCTACGGTTTTTGGTTTTAGTTGGTACTTTTCCCTTTACCATTACGGTGTCAAACATTTCATGCATCGCCATATGATTATAATATAATGCAAAAATAGAACTAAGCGCCGCAATTACGCCGATACTAAAAAAGATAAAGGAATATTCCAATTTGGACGAAACATTGGTTTCCACGCAAATATAACCAATAGTGTTTCCGAGAAACGTCAACAAAGATAAAATAGCGCCGCCATTAAACAGAAGCAGACTTTTGATCATTAATGTTAAAACATCGTTGGTGCTGTTTTTGCTAGCCATATGTTCTTCATTGTTTCTTCGTTTTTGTTCCTCGGTCAGAATTAATGTTTGTTCCTCGGTCATATCTTATCCCCTTCTAACAATCGAATCGTCATTAAATCACGCAATAGGTTGCTTACCGTATTTTTTGAAAAGATCGTTTACGGCTTCGATCAAAAGCGCATGCGAAGTACATTGCTTGTCGAACGACAGGTATTTCAGCTGCGTCCAAGCCGTCATGTTCAATTTCACTATTTGTCCCTTAGTAAACTTCTTCACGTTTTATTCCCTTTTAATAATGTAATCAAATAGTTGTGCACTTTATTTTGCAAAGTTGTACACTTTCGGGTAATTCATTGAAAAAAATCAGTGACGTATCATACGAAAGGAATACAGTATATTTTATGAGTGACGGCTACCATCAATTTATACCCTAGAGACTAGGATATGAAGTCCATCAGTGCACCGGCCCCAAATGGTACATAGGAGATGATGGTAGCCGTCAGGGTTAGTGTATCGACTCTTGATAGTATGAGTCGAGTCTAATCGTCATTAAATCACGCAATAGGTTGCTTACCGTATTTTTTGAAAAGATCGTTTATGGCTTCGATCAAAAGCGCATGCGCAGAAGATTGCTTGTCGACCGACATGTATTTCAACTGCATCCAGGCCCCCAAGTTCAATCTCACTATTTGTCCCTTAGTAAACTTCTTCACGTTTTATTCCCTTTTGATAATCTAATCGTCATTGATCCGAAAAAAGCATAACCTTGAATCAAATAGTTGTATACTGCGATGTAAAAGCAGCTTTTTAATTGAGTTTTGATTCAATATTTAGAGGATCACTTAAAATTCTGATTGGTTTGCTATACGTATATAAATGTCCCTAAAAAAAGGCATGTATTTGGATCGAGATCTGGACAAAGATACGACCAGTGTATACGCAAAAAAATCAGCTATCTCATACATCTGTTTGTATGGCGCATTGTCATATTTAATCAAATTTCGTCGGGAGAATTCCGGATTTTCGCTGGTCGTATCAAGCCCTGGCATCATGTTGTACGGCTTTATAATGCGTTGCCAAGGCGTTGAATTTTTAGCAACCCTATCTTTGCGACCGATCTTAGCCTGATGATAACGATAATTTTTGCCATCTTTTTTTGCCGCTAATTTAAGTTGAGATAAGCAGATATCTTCTGTCATTCGTATACCTCTTTTGCGATCAAAATTTAAACCGTCGTCTATCGATATTTTATTGACAAATGATTCTGGGTAATCTTTTGCAAGTCGGGTTGCCATGACAGGAGTGGTGGTATTGCCATCAGCATCGACCTGACTATACAAATTGACGATGTCATTGAACAAATGCATTATTTGTTGTCTATTTAGATGCTTCAGATGTCGATTTTTTTTTCGCTTCCCATCGTGAAACAACTCGTTACAATGAAAGACATACTGCCTATCAATGCTATATTTTTCTTTCAGGTCTCCGTAGGCGGAAAGGAACTCTTCGACGAAATCTTCCTTTATACCGATAATTACGAAACCGATGTGTTTCTTGCTAACGCTATCATCGCCATAACATAAATAAATAGTATCGTTTTTCTCGATCATGTCTTATTCCCATCTGGTAATGTAATCGCTCGCTCGGCACGCCGTCTTTACCTCCTCGACTGACCGTAATAAACCGCCAGCATTGATTCATAGTCAGCTATTTTTTCGTAAACTTCTGCTATTTCGTCCTCTAAAGCCGAGTCTTTCGAAGCTATACGCATCTCCTCAATCATTTCTCTTAAATCATCTTTGATTTTTTTAAGGCTGTATTCATGGTGGCCGTGGCGAGATGCTTCTTCGATAACAGGGTTAAGTTCTTCCTCCAGCCATTTATCGAAACGTGAAGACACTGGTTTAGAGACCGGTACCGTCAATTTTGTTGGGCGATATACGATTTTGCTTGGTCCATGTGAATTTTCGTAATGTGTCATTTTCTGGGTTTTCTTCAGGCCCATCTTCCTTTTCCCTGCCTCCACCGCATAAATCGAACTTGTATGAGCGTAGCCAAGAATATCAGCGATTTCACGGTAACTAAGGCAATATTTCTGCCTGAACTTTTTCATCCATTCACTGTCCGTTAAATACTGCATTACATCTACCCTTCATTCCTTGCTTCAGATTTTATTCCCATCGAGCACTGTAATCGCCCGTTCAGCACGCCGCTTTTGCCTGGTATATTTATGAAGCATCTGCTCAGTCTGATGGCCAGTTATGGCTGCGATGTCATCGCGCGTAACACCAATCTCGCGCATGACCGTTGCCGCCGTGTAGCGCAGGCCGTGAGTAGATAGATCGAGATTAAACCCGCAAGCATTGTAGGCGCGCCGCATAACATGTTCGAAGTTGTTTTTCTTGAACTGAGCGCCATTGGCATTGGTGACAAGCATTATATGTTTGTGTTTGACTAGCCAGGGATCGAGAACCTCTGCCAGCGCGGCTGATACCGGGATCTCCAGCTTCTGTCCGGTCTTGTTTTGCTGCACGCTGATCCAGCCGTCGTTGTAATCGCTGCGCGTCATGTCGATAATATCGCCGCCACGTTGCCCTGTGTTCAGCGCCAGCTCGAATGCAACACGCTGCACGGTGTCTATGCCCCATTGGGACCGGAACGCCTGTATCTGGAAGTCCTCCCACGGTATATATGATTTTGGTTTGGATATCTTCTCAACGCCAGCTGCTGGATTCTCTTTGCGGTATCCGCGCTTAACCGAAAAGCCCAAGATCTTTTTGAGCACTGAGATCAGATAGTCGGCTTTTCTAGGTGTTTCGGACAACTTATCCCGAATCATATAAACTTGCGGTGTTGTGAGTTCCGCGACCGGATGATCTCCGAGCGGCTTTTGAATCATCGCCAGATATCGTTTATACTCGCTGCGGGATTTGTCAGCCAGGTTCTTGAACTCCGGCGATTGCGTAAACTCTTCGATCAGCCTGGCGAAGGTACCGAGCGCTACAGGTGCGTTGCCTGGATCCTCAAAGCTCGCGTGAATGTCGTTGTAATGGCTCAGGAATTCGTAAGAGTTTGGATCCCCTTTAATTCTCTGCCGTATGCCGTTGCGTCTGTAGAAATGGTATATTTTTCCCTTGGATGTTGATGTATGCACATATTTTAATCGAAATCCTCCAGCCGTTCTTGCCATGTTCGTCCCTTTAGCATGCCATTTTTCTTACGATCAAGATATTCGTCGATATCCTCAATCAGCCATATTTTACGGCCCTTCGTCAACCATGTGGGTTGAGGAATATGGCCGCGTTGTACTTCTGCCGCAAACAAGCTCGCGCTCAAGCCGACGTATTGTGACGCCATTTCGATATTCATGCCGCGTGGCCAGTAAGGTGCAGTGTGACCCATTAATCCTCTTAGTCTTTCTTAATTTGCGCCTCGCTTTTTGTGGGCGCCGCAAGTTCTGCGATCATTGTTACTGGCGGACCTACGTTTGATATATATTCCTCGGCTTCTTTCTTCGTATATCGTCCCGCTTCCTTTTTGAAACCGGTATAACCTCGGGCATTTGTCTTCCAGTAGTAGCCGCGTTGAATTAGTAGATATTTAGTCATTATATTACTCGTTTCTAAAGGTTTTCAAATTTGCGGAAGGCCGAAGCCCCGTAACAATTACCGGATGAAATACCGAAGGTGGTCGGTAGCGTGGCCCGGCTTGACTTTCGCATTGCTACTATCGGATTCCCCGCAAAGAGCCGTCGTAATTGCCACGCTAATAGGAAATTGTGACGTTTGGTACCTTTCCATTTGAAATAAGTTTGATGGCGTTCATGGCGCCTGCCTTCGATAGACCGCCTTCGAGCAATGCTGTTGTCGCTGTTGCAAGCACTTGTTTCCTGTGCGCCAGATCCATTTCGCGGTCGTTTGCTGCAACCCGTTCAGCTTCCTTGTCGGCTTCGACCTTGCGTTTAGCATCAGCCTCGGCTTCTTCTGCGCGCCTTTCTGCCTGCTCTGCATCGCGTTTCAACTGTGCCTCACGCTCTTTAGCCTCGTTCTGTTCCTGGACATGGCGACGCTCGATGTCGGCTTTGTCCTGGGCAGCTTTGCGCTCCGCATCTTCTTCGGCTTGTTTTTTTGCCGCATCGATGCGTTCCGCTTCTGCTTTTTCCGCTGCCGCAATCCGGTCCGCTTCTGCGCGCCTGGTTGCATCCAGCCGAAGCTGTTCGAGTTCCATCTGTTCAGCTTCGCGCACCGATGCGGTTTTAAAAGCGCCGTCCAGGAGTGTCAGCGTTGTGTTCTTCGCGCCCCTGGCGACATCCTGGAATTCCTCAAAGCGGTCATCGATAACGGTATCTTCCAGCTCGGTCATGATCTGGAGAATATCGAAAGCCTTCATCGTCACTAGGTTTACCGGGATCTCCATCGTCTTGATATTTGCAGTGATATCCTCGACTCGTTTATCCTCGCGATCTTCCGCTTCTTTCAGCGGAATTGCGTGGTGATCAATCATTGCTTCAAAGCGTAGCATGATCGGTTTCGCCTGTTGATCCACACGACGTGAATGTTCCAGGCTCGCAGCTTTCTCTTCTTTGCGGACCGTTTCCACAGCGGTCTTTGATTTGCGGAGTTTGAAGATGTGGCTGCGCGCTTCTTTGTTCTGCTTCTTGTCATCGTAATTGAAGATGAGTTTCTTGTTTTCCTCTTCCAGAATGATAAGTTTTTTCTCAAATGGTTTGTAGGCAGCTATCTGCTGATCGACGAGTACGGTACCCATTGTTTTTTCCTTATGCCGCTTGTTGAATATTTTGAAGCATGCCATATGCCTCGTCTCGTAGATCTTTCACCGCTTTTAGTTGCTCTGAAAGAAGGATTTGCATATCCAAATCACCCTTGACGCGGATCACCTTTGAGGGAAGTTCCGGATGATAAAAAAGCAAATCACACCAGGCTCGTTCTGTGACCATTATCTGTCCCTGGACTTGCGGATAATAGTCTGATGGACACTCGCCTTCTGCGATCGCCATCAAGCATTTGATATGATTTTCTGCTTTTAGACACTTGATTTCCAGCAGTCCGTCATCCAAAACCAGGGCATCCGGTGAGCAACCAAGATCGCCGGAATCACTCGTGACGAAACCGACTTTCTTGACCTTGTCGATATTGATGTAACTGTAATAATCATAAGCCAGCTTTTCCATTTCATGGCCGCGATCCGTCCAGGTATTACCGAAGAACGCATCGACCTGTGCGCCGGTGAACTTCTCAGCTGCCAGGGCATAAGCGTATGCTGAAATCTGCGTCGATTTCTTTCCCTTCGGTGTTACCAGAGTTTTGAAGTTCGATGCTGTTGGGATTCCGGCGCGAAGCGCATACCATTCATCCGAATTTTGCTCAACGTCATGGACAAGCATTAGAGCATCGCCTTTCTGTTATTCAGGGCAGTCATGGCCGCGCTGAAGCGGCTTTTCGGAAGCTGATCAACGTTCTGGATCTTGAGATAATTAAGAAAGCGTTTGGTTTCCTTTCCATCGTTGTTGTCGCCCATCAGCTTCTCGATTTCCTGTATCGCCAGGATGATCGTTGTCTTCTGATCGTCCGCGATATATTCAGGCTCGTTGCTACCGTCGGCACCGTCGTTATCGTCGTCGGCTTCTGCCAAGCCGAGCGCCAACTTCAGCGTATAGCGTTTCAGATACGTGCTGCTGGATCCGAGTGATTGAATGGTGTTTTTGCCGCCTGAATTATCATAGTCGGCTTCAAGCGATGTTTCGGTAAAATGGCCGTCCCGATGCGTCAGAATGCACGTCACCTTGATAGAGTTTTTGGTGGGATGTGCTGATCGGTAGGTGTAGGAAAGTCCGTGCTTGCCGACAATCGGTCCGATGACCTCCATCATATAAGCCAGGTCCGCGTGATTGTAGCTGGTTGTCTGGCCGCCCTTGCCGGAGTAACGTACGGTGCGATTTTTGGTGATCTTCGGCACTTCTATTCTGAAATCTGCCATCGATGCCGTGAAAGCCTTACGCGCTTCGTTGGCTTCCCATTCTTTCTGCATGATCATCAGCCGTTCAAGCCGGTCCAGATCCGCGTCGTCCTTCAGGACTGCCAGCGCCATCAAATCGCCTGGCGTCGCCATGGCAGGAACCGATGATTTCACCGCACCTTTCCGTGGCATTTTTTCTACTGAGTTAGTCATTTTATTCACCTTTGGTTAGTGTTGAAAAGTCGCGTCGTATATTATGATCGATCAATATCGCGTCCCCCGAGACCTGGCGTACTATCAATCATATGGTTTGCCAGGCAGCGTGCCGACACGCTCATCGTGCGTCGATGATGTGTCCAGAAATAAGCGATACAGAAAACAACTATCAATGTTGCAATGCCGTAAGCGCCTATGGAGATGTAAAGTGGGTCAATCATTGTTTTGTTCCTATATCCGCGCAGGGACGCCGTAATAATCTTCAGGACTTCTGAAATACTCGCTTTGATCTTTCGCCATTTCTTCCAGGACATCTTCCAGCCCTGCGAAATGATCGATGATGAATTTGGGGATCCCTTCGAGAAGATTGTCGTCGACGAAGACCAGGTTGTCTGAGATTTCATCAAACCAGCGCCGTGCAAAATCTTCGGAAGCGTCTGAGGATGTGCCTTCTTTGAAGTTGACCTTGCCAACTGCCAGGGGATCGTCGCAGCATTTTAGCTGCTCAAAAGCCTTGTCCTCGGCCAGGTCGGCGATCTCGGTTTCGCCCACATAAATGTCATCGCCGTTAAAGCGGTCAAATATAATAAAGAAGTCGTGGTCTAGATTGAATTTTGGTTTTTGTTCGCTGCCCATTTTTTTCTCCTTAACGCCGCCAGGATGGCGAGGTTTATCGTTTCGTCAGAAGAATATACAAAATGTCCAATTAAAGGTCAACAAGTAAATATACATTTTGTACAATTAAGCGAATATCGGGCGAAATGCAAAAACTTAGAGAGGAAAAATAATTGCTTTCGCGGGGCAAGTTGGGCAAATCTCGCGGCAATTGGTGACAGCGCACCGTATTTGCGTTTGTGATTCCTTATTTTTGGTGGAGATAAAGCGCACTTCCATTCCGGTCCGCAGTGCTCGCGGGCATTTATACATCTTCTTGGATTTTTTTCCCGTAAATGCTCGCGCCATTATCGCTTCCTCATTTAGATCTTGAGGTATGATAGGCTGTCGAATAAGTTCCTCAACCCATCCTTGTTTTTAATAGTACTAATATAAGAACAGAAAGATCAATCCTTATCGTGTTCCTTTTAGGCTAACGATAACCGTTTCCGAGATCGTCGAGTAAGTGTATTAATGACAGGTAGAAATCGAGTGTCTGCTGGACGTATTTATCCGTCGTGTCGACAATGGTACAGCGGCGATCTTCAGGGTTTTTATATCTGATAATGAGACCGTCTTTTTCGAATTGCTTCAGAGTCTTGTTGAGATTGGATCGATTTAAGCCGGTGAAGGCGACGAGGGAATAGATATCCATCTGAACACCAGTCCGCCTTTGATGTGCGAAAGCGCGGCCGACGAGCCAGCGATTATTAAAATACGGCCATTCACTTGCCCTATCCTGCAAGCGCATCCACATCAGATCTGCTTTTTTATATTGCTCCAGAGTTATCTCATGGCCGTCAATTAATTCTGGTATACTTATCACTCCGCCATTCCCTCTTCATTCCAAAATACAATCCATGAAATTAGCGCGGAATATGACGAACGGTCCTAAAAGAGTCAAAAAAGATCGTGAACCTTTTAGGACCAAAATTATAGTTTTTGTAAATCTTAAACCGGAAGTATAACCTTAATGACTCTGGCGCGTATATTGATTGTATCGTTTTTTGTGCCGTTGAGGTCAATCGGCGCTTTATGACGCGGATCCGTGGAGCGGGGCAGGAGCCAGGCGTTGTCTTCTGGATCCACATGATATTGCTTCAGCGTGCTTTCAATTGTGCCATCAGGCAGAGTGACATCGATAACATAATACTTGTCCGGCTCCGTATTGCAGCCGACATCCTCAAAGGCAATGACCTCGACGGTGCTGCCGTCTGGTATCACTTCATCCATTGAGTTACCGCGGACGTTCAGCAAATATCGCTGTACGTCCGGAAAGCGTGGATCCTCGCGCATGGTGACATATTCCAGATCCGCCTCCGCAATCGGTTCAGCCGGCTGGACGACGCCAGCTGCAACAAACCCCACAATCGGCACGTGAGAAACCTTCGACAGGCGCGGGCGCGATGTTCCAAACATTAGATATTCAGCATCGGTGTTTTTCAGCAGGCTTGCATAGAGGCTTGCGGTGTCAGCTCTGAAACCACGCAGGCCGCTCTCATGACCAAAATAGTTTTCCTTCACCATCTCATTGCGATCGATGAATTCCCTGGTCGTTATGTAACCAGCTGCAATCCGTCTATCTTTCAAACGGGTGGCCGGTCCTGCCCTGTTTTTATTTGTTTTTATTTGTTTTCCCTCCCATGTACGGCTGTTTTACATTTTGTACGATTTTTTCCAATAAAAGATTTTTGACATAATGTAATAAATAATTATTTTTAGAATGGACATTTTGTATAATCTCGACTAAATTGCTTCTTATGAATAATTTTAAAGCCATATACGGACAATGGGAAACCATGGATGCCCTCAAAGACGACCTCAATACCTTCTTACCAATGGATAAACAGGTCGATATGAACCTCGTCTATTCCTGGAAACGTAGGGATACTTGCCCATTACACTATTGCCGCTTCCTTGTTGCTGCTGCGCACCTGCGCGGCTTCGATGATGTGACGCCGGAACTTCTGCTGATGCTCGGCGCGCGCAAGGTTTGCTTACCGGGTCTTACGGCGGGGGAAATCTGTCTGACCAATTAGTACCTCTTTTGTTTGTTTCTATCCGCCACACTAGAGAATTGCGAAATTATGTCAACGACGCTCGTAAAAATAACAGCTGCCGAGTATAAAATGGATCCCGCAATCAAGAAGTTGCGGGATCGTTTAATACCGCAGGTGAATACGCGCAAGAAAATGGTCCAGCATGAGGAAATCATTCAGAGGGCATTTACACAGTATCTGAGCCTCAAGCATCCGAAACTCCTTGCCTTCGCAATTCCCAATGGCGGCAACCGTGATGCCAAAGTTGGCGCGCAACTGCGGTCGACAGGCGTGAAAGCCGGAGTGTTTGACTATTGCTTTTTATGGGATGGCGGAAAGGTGGCTTACATAGAATTCAAGGCCGGCAAGAACAATATGCAGGCAAATCAGAGGGATTTCGGCGTAATGCTCGATGATTGTGGGATCCCCTGGGCGGTTTGCTACAGTGTCGATGAAGCAATCACGCAATTGGAAATTTGGGGCGCTATATGACTGAAAAAGTGGCACAAATGCTGACCTAGAAAAATGGGGTACAAAATGAACTATGTAATTATTGGGGTTATTTTATTCACAATCTTTGCGCTGATTATTCTCATCAATATTGGGGTAATAAATCCAGCATGAGCTTCCAGGCGATGGCATGGGCAGTCCGAATGAAGACCGGAAAGGTCAACAGCAAAGCTCTGCTAATCACTCTGGCGAACTATGCAAACGATAAAGACGAGTGTTTTCCTTCGGTCAAAACGTTGAGCAGCGACACCGAAATGTCGGTCAGTACCGTCCATGTTTATCTCGTAAGATTAAAGGATAATGGCTTCATCGAAATCATAAAACGCTTTCGTGAAGGCCGGCAGACAACGTCTACATATAGATTAAATCGCAAAGATGAATCTAAATATAGACTCCGGGAGACGGATACCGGTGACCGTGCGACGGTGGGGGAGGATCCGTTAGGCGGAGGGACGGGGGCCCGTGAGACGGAGACAGAACCTATTACTATGAACCTGTCACTAGAACCAAACCCCCCTATGCCCCCCCGCTGGGGGGAATTCGAGAATCTTTATCCTGACAGGAATGGGGAAGAGAAGCTGTTGGAAAAAGCAAAAGGCAAATACCAGGAACTAGTCGAAGCCGGTGAAGATCCAGATGCCATTTTGATTGGTCTCAAACATTACGCTGTTTCTTGCCAGCAAGGGAAACGTCAACCCAAAACCGCTACGGCATTTCTCGGCAACAAACTCTACAATGAATATCAGACTGAGAATCCGGCCAACAGCAACGAGGATCCACAGCCTGATTATATTGGCAGCGTCATGCCTCTGCAGCGAGCGCAGTGGAAGGATATCGCCGACAGCTGGACAGACCGCCATCACGCGCGCGCCTGGTTGTATGATTTAACATTTAGGGGGATCATTGGCACTCACGCTAAATTTTATGCTGAAAATAATTTTAAAAGGGATCGATGCCGCAATGACTTCGCTCGCGAAATGCTCCGGTGTTTTAAGATCCGCGCGCCGCATGTGAGACATATTGATATCGATCTGGCACCAAACGGCTTGGTGAAGGATAGCAAAGAAGGGCAGGGATGATGACTGAAAAATTTAGCCTGACGATGAAAGCCTATATCGCTATCCGGCAACACGCGATGCGCCTTCGTGAAATGGAAGAGCGGGCGAAGGCAGACTTGATCAATCGTGAAATGGAAGAGCGGGCGAAGGCAGACTTGATCAATCGTGAATTGCAGCAACTGAATTAGGTGCCGTCCACCAGATGACGATATGAAAATAGCCCATGGATAGTCATGAATTTGAGGAAGAATATCACCGGATCGCGATGGACTTTGCTGAAAAGCAGAGCGAAGCAGACCGGCTTGACGGAATCCGGAAGCGTCAATTTTCTGTGCTGGTGAACCACTATACAGCAGAGGGTAACTCGACGGCCGCTTCACAACATCTTGCGCGCGCCGATGATGCATATGAAAAAGTAATGACCGAACATCATGAGGCAAACAGGGAAGCTAATCTTGCCAGGGCTATGTATGACTCGAAAAAAATATCCATGGATTATTGGCGAACACGGCAAGCCACCAAACGTGCCCAAATGAAAATGCTATGAGAGCACGGGCATTGTATCACGTGTCAAAAAATCTCTGGTAAAGCGGCCAATTCCCCTCAAACGTATAGCTATAGAAATGATCGCCGATAGATTTGGGATTATCACCGGCGATTGTCCAGCCATTAGCCTCGAAGATATTTTTTTGTGTTTGCGGATCATCGAGAAATAGTTGTTTCACATTTTTGCCGCATTCTTTCAAACCGTGCTGCCCCATGCACGGATGATAGCCGAAACGCGGTTCAAACACTGCGCCCATAACAGATAGAACGTCATCCGTTTTAACGCAGATATTAAGTATTTTGGTTTTGTCGTTAAGCCCGATAATCGGCTCGGCGACATCACTACTTTCAGCGCCATTAAGAAACAGAACTTTAGAGAATAAATTCGGGTATTGTTTCATTGCCAGCAATACGACGCGGCTGCCAAGAGAGTGACAAATCACATATGGTTTCCCCCGGCGCGTAGTAACGATGTGAAAAGCATGCTCGGCGAGATGCCGTGCGGCGCGCACAGCGAGTATTTCGTAAGAAAACGCATACGTGTTGCGAAAGTACCCCGCACTTAGCGCACGCAGCCGTCCGCGCAAACCCTGACGGCCAGAATACCAGTGAAGCGGATCGCATCCCTGACGGACCAGCATGCGCGGCCATATATCGAACTCACCTCCCGCGCGCGATGCTGTGAAATCTGGATCATTTGGATCGTGGTTATATCCATGAACCATTATTATTTTTCTCATTCTGGAATAGCCCGATACTGATCAATGACGCAGAATGTGAACCAGGCATCCATCTTTTCTTTCGAATCCCAATAACGTTTGCCGACAGCGCGGACGGACGAATGTTCGCAGACGATGCGCTCGCCTCCAATCAAAACCTTGTCACTTGTCCCCTGTATTTTATCGATCACCGACTCCAGAGCAATACCGGACGCGGATGAGCAAGAAGCCAGAACCAAAAAGGAGAGGATAATAAAATATTTCATGGGATCAGTTCTTTCAAAATCTGTGATGCAGATACAAACTTTTTGACAGTCCCCCTGCCATATCTGGTGTTGTAGTACGTCTTCCAGTATTGACCGAGCTGTTCGAGGTCCTGGTCAGGAAGTTTCTCGCGGATCCGGTAATAGTGCAGACGGCAGATGGCTGTCGCGAATTTGATGTTCCAGACAAGCAAATCGGTCGTCGGTATATCGGACGTCACCCGCTGCAGCGCATTTTTATATCTGCCGCGACTGTCGATCCATAGCATGACATCGTGAAATGTTGCCGGTTCGCACTGGTAGAAACCGAGCGCCGGTCCTTTTATCTGATATCGAAATCTGTATTTGCTTTCAGTCAGCCCGGTTCCCATGACAAGCCATTCGGCAGCTGGTGACCACATACCAAGTTCGTGCAGGGCAGGGCGCACAACACCGTCCCTGATCTGCGTCATAATAAGAAGATCAATATTCAATTTGAGGATCCTAAGGTTATACAAACAGTCATATCCGTTAGGCTGCTAGTTTATATTATGACGTGTGAATCATCCAGAACTTTTGTCCGCCAACGCCGGAAGGCGCGGGGTCAAGGGCTCTGAACTCGGCCTTTATTCCCTGGGAAATGACAAAATCAACGTGTGAAAGAGACCCGTCAGAAAGCAGGAAGAAATATTCCGTATCAGTTCCAGGCTGCTCTAACGTTATGTCCTGGGTTCCGTAGTTATAAATTACGAATGTCGCCCCATCATTAACCTCATCATCCGCTGTAGTCACGGTACCAAAGTCTGCAATCGTCGGCATAGTTACAGCAGCTGTACCAAATCCGTTTACGGTATATATTTCTCTATCTTCAAATGTCACGAGTAATTCGGTCGTTAGTGTGGCGGCCGGATAGTCTGTGCTGCCAACAATATAACCATTGAACGGGAGAAGTAGCGGCCTGTTTCCTTCGTGGAATACTATATTACCACCATCTGCCGTGATATCTCCAGTTACAGCAAGGTCAGCAGATGCAGCAACGTCACCGGTCAAGGTTGTTTCGCCAGTAACCTCAAGAGTGCCACCAAGTACCGAGGTTCCGTCAACGCTAAGGTTGCCAGACATATCAGCATCAGTAGACGCGATATCGCCAGTGACTGTTACATCGCCGGTAAGGGTTGATTCTCCCGTTACAGCAAGATCACCCGCAACATCTAGGTTTCTTGCTAGCTCAATATCTGTGTCACCTCTAACCCTCAATGCTTCAGGGAGGCTTGTCGCTGTGGTGTTGGAACCAATTCTCCACACCATATCTGGGAAGGTTTGACCAGCTACCACCTCTCTGTGTATTACCGAGGCGTATGCTGTACCGGTATTCTGCCAAGCAAGCCCTGGCGTTCCAGTGCTGAAGTTATCTATCTTCAGGGTCATCTGATGCGCATTATCACCAGTGACTGTTACATCGCCTACTAAGCTAGAGGTGCCTGCTACTCCAACATTGCCAGAAAATGTCACAGACCCGTCATTGAACCAGCGTTGACTTTCTGTTAAGTTATCAATGTCAGTATCACTACCAACAGCCATGACCACGTCAGTGTCATCAGTGCCGTTTCCTATATCACGATATAGGGTTGCCGTATGTTCGCCGCCCGAGTTAGTCCAAGCCATCCCGATTTCAGAAGTGGTGTTGTCTAGGCTTGAGAATGTCACAGACTCTTTGGTCTCATTAGTATACGTCTGTAGTCCAGCAGTAGCTACGTCTCCAGTAAATGTGGAAGCACCAGTCACTTCAAGAGCACCTGACGCCGTTACATCTCCGGTAAGGGTTGTCTCTTCATCAACTGTTAAGTCACCAGCCATAGTTACATCTTGCAATCCACTAATTCTAACAGCCTCGGTCAGGAGGCTTACATCCGTGTCTGCGCCAGTGGCTATAACGATGTCATTGCTTACACCGGTAACAATGTCCCTATGGATGCTGGATACATAAGTATCCGTGTCGTTGCGCCAAGCAATACCGCTTGCGGAAGATGCATTGTTCTCTGCTTCGAATGTTATGGCGTCCCTGTTGTCATTCTCAATGACTATATCGCCTGTGGACGTAATATCCCCAGCTACAGACACATCACCTGTTAAGGTCGACGCACCCGTTACTTCAAGTGTTCCGCTAAGTTCTTCGTTGACGCCGCCAATATCTCCAGTGAACGTAGACGCACCCGTTACTTCAAGCGTGCCACTAAGTTCTTCGTTGACGCCGCCAATATCTCCAGTGAATGTGGAGGCACCAGTCACTCCAAGTGTGCCAGATGCAGTGACGTTGCCCGTTACGGCTACATCGCCTGTTATAGCTTGATCACCTGTAGCAGTTATCACTTCTGTTATGACGCGCTCGGCAGCATTAAGATTTAGGTATGGAACCAATGCCGCATTACCAGAAATGAATAGATCGTCTGCTCTGAAGTCAATAGTAACAGTCTCACCATCTTCTACGGTGAAGTGAGGCTGTGTAGTATGATATGTCGCCGCAGCAGGGTCGTCCGCCGCAGCGCTCGCTGTGAGGA